ATGCTTCCCTGCATACTTTCAAATAAAAAAGTAACTGCTTTCATTCCCTTGAAACTGCTTACATATTACATGTAAAAAAGCCAAGATCTTTTCATTCTATTTACATTTTATTTACATTTTTACATTCTATTTACATACTGCCCGCATATGCTGAAACATGTTACATGTATTGAAAACTGTTTCATCCATCCCTGAAAACTTTCATCCGGTACCGGCGGCTGCGGGTGGTGCCGGGGGGGGATATCCAGACGGCAAACGCACGGGGATTAAGTCTCTAATCACCCGCAAAAGCAAAAAGGACACCTGCAAGTACAAAAAAGTCACTCCCAAAAAATCGCCGAAAAACAAAAAAGGGTTCTCTGCCGTAGGCTGTTATCTCTGCAGTAGCAATTACGAATAACTGTGGGAATACCCCTGTGACTTACAAAAACCACCCAAAATGAAGCGTTTCTACAAACCATGAGGAAATACTCATCCGACTAAAAAAACCGCCGTAGGCGACCCAAAAAGCGAAGCATACGACAGGCGTCACCCCAAAAGGTGGGGTAGCGGGGCTTTGACGCAAGCGAAAGCGCGCTAGTTTGAAGGGGGAATTAGGGGAGATAGGTATGGGGGATAATAGGCGGTAATAGATAATAGGGGTTTAAGGGGGAAGAAGAAAGAGGGGGAAAGAGGGGGGAGTAGGGAAGAGGGGATAGAGGGGGAAACTTTGTTGTGTCACATTTTTGCACAATGTGACGTTTGATAACTAAATTATGATAATTGTATTCGATGAATCGAATGATGTTATAATTTGGGTATGAATACACAGGTTGAAAATGGATATCAGACAATCATTGCCAGTAATTACCCATCGAAATATGAGGATGCGCTGGAATGGCTGTCGTCTAATGACGGGTATGAACTGGCACCGGACTTAATTTCGCTGGTGAATCAGGCTATGCTGGACGCTGTGCATGATCAGGACTATGACAATGCCGATAGATATCGGGATTTGCTGTTTCAGATTTACTGTTTCCATGGCAGAGTGTGCTTTGATTCGTATCTGATCGCATTGGAATACGATCGGAAACCTGCTGAACGCTTCTATCTGCCTAGAAGAAAGGTTCTCAAACCGCTTGTGGATGCCCTGCAGGACTTGACTGACGGTAAACTGGACGAATTGTTCCTCTCTATGCCGCCCAGAGTGGGAAAAACGACTTTGCTGATGTTCTTTACCACTTGGTGCATCGGCAGAAATTCCGAATCTTCGAATCTCTATTCGTCTTATTCGGATATCATCACGTCTGCTTTCTACAATGGCATTAACGAGATCCTTACTGACCCGCTCACTTACAAGTGGAAGTCTGTTTTCCCAGATTCCAAGATCGTATCTACCAACGCAAAGGACGAAACGCTTAATATCGACCGTAAAAAGCGGTATCCGTCCCTTACCTGCCGGTCTCTGTACGGTACGCTGAACGGTGCCTGCGACTGCAACGGCATTCTCATCTCCGATGACTTGATCGGCTCTATCGAAGAAGCCTTGAATCGGGACAGATTGGTGGCTGCATGGGCAAAAGTCGATAACAATCTTCTGCCTAGAGCAAAAGAACACGCCAAAATACTGTGGTGTGGTACAAGATGGTCTATGATTGACCCTGCTGGTGTAAGAATGGAACTTCTGCTGAATGATAAATCCTATTCAAACCGCAGATTCAAGATCATAAACCTGCCTGCCTTGGACGAGAATGACGAATCCAACTTTCAATATGACTATGATGTGGGGTTTTCTACCGATTATTACCGCCAGCGCCGTGCCAGTTTCGAACGGAATAACGACATGGCATCGTGGCTTGCCCAGTACATGGGCGAACCAATCGAGCGTGAGGGTACTCTGTTCGAAGCGGACGGCTTCATGTATTACAACGGTGATCTCCCTGCCGTTGAACCCGACCGGAAGTTCCTCATCGTTGACCCCTCCTTTGGCGGTGGGGACTTTTTGGCCGGGGTTGTCGGCTATCAGTACGGGGATGATGTTTATATTCCCAACGTGATCTTCGATAACGCTGAGAAAAACGTCACCCAGCCGAAGATTGGCGAACGTGCAGTCCGCTATGATGTGTCTACAATCCAGATCGAAGCAAACAAATCTACGGAATCTTATACAGAAAATATTGCGCAGTACCTAGATGGCAAGAAGATTACCATCCGTACTAAGTCTGCCCCTACTACCAAGGCCAAAGAACAGCGCATTTTCGACCGTGCACCGGATATCAGAGCGCATTTCATCTTTCTGGATGACGGCCACAGGACTAAGGAATACACCATGTTTATGCAGAATGTTTTCTCTTTCAAGATTACCGGGAAGAATAAGCATGATGATGCCCCTGACGTGCTGTCTATGGCTGCCGAATTCGCTTTCCGTACCTCTGATAATAAGGTTTCCGTGTTCAAGAGACCGTTCTGATTTATAAAAATATTGCGCTTTTCGGTAAAATACACTTATGATTATGTAGAAAGAGGTGTGTTATGGACGTTTATGGCATGAATCTGCACGGTAGACGCAAAATTCTTGTCGATTATGAACAGGTAACGGATGAAAATGTCTCTGAAGTTTTGCAGACGGCGTTTAACGTGCATACAACAAACAGGTCTGAGATCGAATACCTGTATAGATACTATAAGGGTGATCAGCCGATTCTTTACAGAGTGAAAGAGATCAGACCGGAAATCAACAATACAATTGTGGAAAACCGGGCGAATGAGATCGTTTCATTCAAGGTTGGATATCTGATGGGCGAACCGATTCAGAATGTTCTGCGTACCGCCGATAAGTCAAAGAGCGATGCGCTTGCTAAACTGAATGACTATCTGTTCGCTGAAGATAAACCGGCAAAGGATAAGGAACTGGCAGAGTGGATGCACATCTGCGGTACTTCGTTCCGTATCGTTCTCCCGGATGAAGAAGCAGGCGAAGTCGAAGATGAATCTCCGTTTGAGATTTATACCCTTGACCCTAGAAATACATTCGTGATCTATTCGTCTGCGCTTGGGCAGAAACCGATTGCCGGTGTTACCTATGTTACCAGAAGCGACACCACAATGGTGTTCTCGGTATATACCCCAACTCGGTATTATGAATTTGAGGGTGTGTATTCATCTCCCAAGATCCTGCCGAATCCGATGGGCATGATTCCGATTATCGAATATCCGATGAACAGCGCACGGCTTGGCGCATTTGAAATTGTGATTCCGCTTCTGGATGCAATCAACAATGTGGCCAGTGACCGCATGGATGGCGTTGACCAGTTCATTCAGTCATTCATCAAGTTTGTCAATTGCGATATTGACGAACAGCAGTTCACAGCAATGAAACAACTCGGTGCCATCAAGATCAATTCTTCGAACGGCAACGCTGCTGATGTGGAGATCATGTCTGAAGAACTCAACCAGTCTCAGACACAGGTACTGAAAGAAGACCTGTACGATTCGATTCTTACCATCTGCGGTATGCCGAACCGGAACGGTGGGTTCAGTACCAGTGATACCGGCGCTGCCGTGATTATGCGTGATGGTTGGTCGTCTGCCGAAGCCAGAGCAAAGGACACCGAACTGATGTTCAAGATGGCTGAGAAGCAGTTCCTCAAGATCGTTATGCATATCTGCCGTGAACTCAATGACTTCGATCTTAAACTTTCTGATATCGAGATCCGCTTTACCAGACGGAACTATGAAAATATCCTTGAAAAGTCTCAGGTTCTCACAACCATGCTGCAGGAACCGATGATTGACCCAAGACTTGCATTCCAGTCCAGCGGTATGTTCGTTGACCCGGAACTGGCATACGAACAGTCCATGGAATACTACGAAGCGCATAAGGACGAACTGGAGATTGCTCTGACGCAGGCTCCTGACCCGATTGGCAATGCGTTATAAACCGATTGATCTTGATGAGTTGGCAGAACTGGCACGGTATATCTTCCGGGAATACTCAGATGACCCGGAAGAAGCCGTGGAGCAGGTCAAGGATGTTCTGATCAAGGAATACAGGGACGGATGGGATTATCTTGAATATCAGTTGTCCATGTACGGTGATTTCGAACCGGAACTGGATGTGAACAAACTGCAGGAAGCACTCTATGTTGATTACGATGGCGAAACGTTTGAGAACCGCATTCGTGATTACTCCGATGCAGGGGATGAAGAAGCGTTCGTGAGGGTAGTTCAGACAGAAACACATCGGATGTTCAATGCCGGTTCTCAGGATGCGGCCAGCATGGTGAACAAACAGGTATACAAAACATGGACGACCATGCAGGATGACAGGGTACGGGAAACACACGATTACCTAGAGGGAGTAACAATCCCAGTGGAAGAAGAATTCTACACATATGATGGTGATTATGCACGATTTCCGGGAGACTTCAAAAATGCGGCGAACAATATAAACTGCCGATGCATTCTGAACTACATTATTAAGGCTTAATCGTCAGGGAAGACGTAAATCGCAAAGCAGTCAGGGAAGACTATAATCGCAGCATATGTCAGGGAAGACAGAACAAAAAACGCAAGGAGAGAAAAATGAGTTACTTACAGGATCTGCTGGGCGCTGCCTACAAAGAGGGCATGTCCGAAGACGAAATTTCCACAGCACTTCAGAATCTGAAGAAGCCAGAACCGTCCAATGACGATGAGGTGACACGGCTGAAAAACCTGCTGTCAAAAGCAAACAGTGAAGCAGCCGGGTACAAAAAGCAGTTATCCGAAAAGATGACTGCCGATGAGAAGAAACAGGCTGAAGAAAAGGAAAAACTGGACAAACTGATCGAAGAAAACGAGGACATGAAAAAGAGAATCGCTATCTCCGAGAACAAGACCAGACTGATGGGAATCGGATATGAAGAATCCCTTGCCAATGAAACCGCTGAAGCGATGTACAAAGGCGATATGGATATCATCATGAAGAACCAGAAGATTTTCCTTGAAGCAAGGGAAAAAGAAATCAAAGCAGAAGCCATGAAGTCTACTCCCAAGCCACCGGCTGGGCAGGGGTCTACAGCGGTGACAAGAGAACAGTTCGAGAAAATGTCTATTGCAGAACTTACCGAACTGTACCAGAATGACCCCGAAACTTACAAAAGACTGAAAGGTTAAGGAGGAAAAATCTAATGGCAATTACACTCAAGTCTGGTCTGTTCATCCCGCAGGTAGTAGGCGATAAGATTGCTACTAACTATGGCAGATTCATTACAGTTTCCAATTTCGCTGATGTGGATACCACTCTGGTTGCTCGCCCGGGTGACACAATCACAAGAAATCAGTTTGCGTTCATCGGTGCTGCTACCGTTCTCGCTGAGGGTGCTGACGATACTCCGGTCGCTCTGACTTCCACTCCGATCACAAAGACTGTTGTCAAGGTCTCCAAGCAGGTTCAGATCACTGACGAAGCGATTATGTCTGCTGCTGACGACCCGTATGGTGAAGCGGCTGAGCAGATTGCTATGGCTATCGCTATCAAGGATGATACCGATGCCATCGCTGAACTGAAAACCACAACTCAGACTGCCGGTACAGCCGGTGGCGGTCTGGCGGCTGCTATCGTTGCTGGCCGTAAGGTCTTTGGCGAACGTGGTATGAAACTCAACAACTATGTCTTCGTCCACACAAGCGACTACTACGACATGCTTGCTGACCATGCGAACTGGATTCCGGCATCCGAACTGGCTGCTGATCTGGTTGTTCGTGGTGTTGTCGGCCAGTACATGGGCGCATATGTTGTCCCGACAGACACAGTTACTGCTGCTTCCCCGGTCATGATGCTTGAGGGTGCGCTGAAGAAAGAAATGAAGCGTGACTTCCTTGCTGAACAGGATCGTGACCTGTCCAACTACACATGGCTGCTGGCTGGTTCTGAACACCGTGTCTACTGGCTGATGGATGCCACTGGTGCAGTCAAACTGTCTGCATAAGGCGTATGAACTACAAGCGTAAGAGAGACGCAAAGCGCAGAGAAGAACGGCGCAAGGAACGGGAACAGAAGCGTAGCGATAAGAAGCGCACTGAAACAAAGGAACAGTGAAAGGAGAAAGGCAGATGGATAAAATCAAAATTCTGAAATCGGCAACTGATGAGACGGATGAGGGCATTCTGTCTGCCTACCTTGAACTGGCAGAGGGAATAATCCTTAATCACATGTATCCGTATGTCGATGATCTTTGTGTAACAAAGACCAATGCTGATGGCGAAGAAGTACCGGTATACAAAATGCCGAAAAAGTATGAAGTTAATCAGGTACAGATTGCGGCATACCTGCTGAACAAACGTGGTGCGGAGGGCGAACTCCATCATTCCGAAAACGGAACTCTGCGGATTTACGATTCCGAAGATATTCCGAATGATCTTCTGAACGATATCCCGCCACATGTCGGGGTACTGTTATGATCGGTCTGAAGAGAAACAGAAAAAGGTTCTGGTACCGGTTGTATCAGGGTTCGGAAAAACTGTACGATGATGATGGGCATCGCACGGGGGAGACACAACCGCTGTACTCTGACCCGGTAGAACTGTGGGCAAACATTTCCCCGGCTACCGGTCAGGCACAGACGGAAACATTCGGAACCGTTGAACCGTATGACAGAGTGATTTCTCCGCTTCCTATGGATTGCCCTATTGATGAGTATTCCGTGCTGTACATTGACAACGAGCCGAGAATCGACAGCGAAACAGGAGATGTACTGAACAAGCATGACTACATAGTTAAGCAGAAAGCAGTATCCCTGAATGCAGTGTCGTATCTCATAACCAAGGTAAAAGTATCATGAAAGATATGGTTATTGACATAAATCTCTTGGACGAAGCATCCATAAACAATGCCATTCGTCAGGTCAAGGAATATCGCAAATGGCTCGAAAAAAAGACCGCAGAATTCCTTAAAAGACTGGCAGAAGAGGGAATGTCGATAGCGAATTACCGGTTTGAAGCCGCTCTATATTCAGGCGTAAATGACGTGGAAGTCACATTCCAGCAGGTCGGCGAATTAGAGTACGCTGTAATCGCACTGGGTCAGCAGACACTGTTTATCGAGTTTGGCACTGGTATCTACAATCCAGACAATCAAACCGAAAGGGCAGAGATTGTGTCTGGTGATATCGTTGGGCATGGTCAGTACGGCAAAGGTTTTGGTAAGCATCAAAAGTGGGCATATGAGGGCGAACCGGGCAACGCTGGTTGGGCGATCAAATCCAAACCGGGATGGTCTATGACTTCTGGCGTTCCTGCCCAGTCCTGCCTGTATTATTCCCGTAGGGAAGTTGAGGGGCGTGTGAGACAAATTGCACGGGAGGTATTCTCATGATTCAGATCGAAAACGAAGTGTTCGATTATATCGCAACTGCACTGGAAACAGAGTTTCCGGGCATTGATGTTTCGTCTGAATATGACCCAACTCCAGCGGCATTTCCACACGTATCTGTCGAGATGACAGACAGTTATTCTCCGTCAGAGAGAGAGACAAATTCACTTGTCGAAAAGTATAACGTCTGCACGTTTACAGTGAATGTCTACAGCAATAAGACAGCAGGAAGAAAGCAGGAATGTGCTGAGATCCTGAACTTCATTGAAGACCATCTAAGACGTAAAAACTTCAGGCGTGAATCAAGACTTCCGGTTCCCAATCTGGAAGATTCAACAATCTATCGGATTACTGCACGTTATGTTGTAGAGACCGATGGTACACTATTTTACAGGAGGTAAGAAAGCATGGCAGCAACTTCAAGTTTTCTGACGTTTCTGATGCACTCCACAGACGGGACAGCCTATACCAAACTGGTTGATGTTGTCGATATTCCTGATCTTGGTGGAGACCCGGAAACACTTGACACTACAACGCTGACTGACCGTATGAGAACGAACATTCTCGGTCTTCAGTCTGCTGATGTTATGGCATTTACTGCCAATTATGACGTTGACGATTTCGATTCCCTCAAGACTATCGAAAGAGCAACTGTCACAACCCCGCAGTATTTTGCTGTATGGCTCGGCGGCACTGACGATGGTGTGGCTACACCGACACCGACAGGCGCACTCGGCAAGTTCTCTTTTCAGGGTTCGCTGAATGTACGTCTGACCGGCATGGGTGTCAACGAAGTTCGGAGAATGACTATTTCTCTGGCCGCAAGCACACCGATCGCATTCGAAAAGCCGTAAGACAAAAACTACCCGGTGAAAGTCCGGGTTTTGCCAATATAGTTTAATAGCAGAATACCTGACCTGTAATCAGGGGATGTGGGTGCGATTCCTACTATTGGCACCAAAGGAGAAAAATATGGCAAAAACAATCACATTTGAATTCGGCGGTATGGATTACGAACTTGAATTTACCAGACGTACAGTCAAGGAAATGGAAAAGGGAGGATTCAGCCTTGAAAGGTCTACAGACATGCCGGTATCGGCCATTGAATCGCTGTTTGCGGGTTCGTTCCTTGCGCATCATCGCAGAGAAAAAGCAGAGACAATCAAGGCCATCTGGAATGCCATGCCGGACAAGGACAGACTGGTTGAAAAACTGGTGGTTATGTACAACGATCCTATCAATTCCATGATGGATGACCCGGAGGACGAAACAAAAAAGGTGAAGTGGGTGTCGGACTTCGAGTAGGTGATCTGACACCCAAAAAAGAAGAGTTCGTACCGTATTACAAACGGTTCGAAGAAGCATTCCCATATTACCTGTCCATCGGCATGACACCAGAACAATACTGGGATGATGATGTTGAACTCTGCAAGTTCTACCGCAAAAAAGCGGTGATTGATCTTGACAGGGAAAACCAGTCATTGTGGCTGCAGGGTATGTACATATACGAAACACTGCTGAGAGTATCACCGGCATTCAACGCTCTGTCTAAAAAGAAACCAGAACCGTACATGGAAAAACCGTATGAGTTCAAGGGTGTCGAGAAGAACAAAGAAAAGATTGCCGACCAGCAGGAAAAGAAACTTAACGAGAACTATGACAAACTGACTGCATGGATGAAGTCGGTGAACAAGAATTATCTGAACAGAAAGGAAGTGGCAAAGGATGGCAGAAACGGCTGAGATACGGGGTCTTCAATTCAACATTCCGG